ATGCTGGCGGCGGCGTTGCAGGCCGAGTTCCGGATGTGCAGGCCACAATACTTGGGGGGTCAGCAGGACAAAGTTCTGTAGCGTTGACATTGCCGAACCTACCAGAACACAGTCATACACTGTCAACTCCCACTCAAGACTATTCTGCAGTTGCACTTACAACAACACTCGATCCGTTAGCCACTTCCGGACCTGGCCCAACAGCCCCAGGTCAGGCACAATATCTCAAAGACAGCGGCGGAGTAAAAAAAGCCGTGGGAGTAACACTAGCAACACCAGTAGGTTTAATGAATCCTTTCTTGGCAATGAATTATATTATAAGATCTGGACCACCAGCTTTCTAACAGAGTAAAACATGGCATATCAAATAAACAAAACTGACGGCACAATTGTAGCAACTGTAGCAGACGGCCAGATCGACGATCTTTCCACTGATATCACTCTTATAGGAAAGAATTTCAGCGGTTTCGGCGAAGCATTTAACGAGAATCTTATTAAATTGCTAGAGCATTTTTCTAGTAATACAGCCCCCATACACCCCATTAAAGGTCAAATATGGTTTGACGCTAGCCAGTCAAAATTAAAAGTTTACAACGGTATTACTTTTGTTCCGGTAAGTTCGGCTACGGTATCGAGCTCCCAACCAAGCACACTGGCCACCGGTGACCTTTGGTATGACGATATCGGAAAACAACTATACTTTTTTGATGGGGTTACAGCGGTGTTACTTGCACCGGCGTATAGTAGTGTGCAAGGTCTTAGCGGACTGAGAGTAGATACTATTTTAGATACACTAAATCAAACTAGGGTAGTAACTAGTCTTTATAATAATGGTGTGTTACTGGGAATTTTTTCCAAAGACAGTTTTACACCCAAAGTAGGAATCATAGGATTTAATGGCAATATAGAACCTGGTTTCAATGCAGGCACATTATCTAATTTTAAAATACGTGCGACTTGTATAAACAGCGATAGTTTAGGCGGAGCTCCGGCAACCACCTATGTTAGAACTGACACTTCTAATAGCATAAATGGGCAACTGCAGATTACTAGTGATTTAGGTATCACAGTAGGTTCAGCAGGCCAGGCAAATCTATTTGTTAGTGCAGGAGATGTATTGATAAGCAATGCTGCAACTGATAGGAATATTCAGTTGAGTGTTCGAAAGGGTATTACACAAGAAGCAGCTATCACGATTAATGCAGCAACAAGAAACATCGATCTATATTCTGGATTTACCAACAGCACAGTGGTCGCCGGCGGCGATCTAATAGTCAATGGTAATCTCACAGTCGAAGGAACGACTACAACTATTAATACCACAACAGTGGCGATAGAAGACAAAAATATTGTTATAGCTAATGTGGTTAGTCCTACAAACATCACGGCCGATGGTGCAGGTATCACAATCAAAGCGTCTACAGATAAAACTATAACTTACAACAACAGTAGTAATTGGCTTGATATATCCGAGACACTGAATTTAGCCGCAGGACGAGCAGTATATATTGGCGGAACTAAGGTAATAGATGGCAACAGTCTGGGTTCGGCTATTACAAGTATTCCAGGAGTTAGTTCCTTTGGTACACAGACTGTAGTTAACATAGGTCCGGGTGCTCCTGCAGTCACTCAGATGAGACTGGAAAATCACAGAATCAGCACGGTGAGTACGAATTTTGATATTGAGTTAGAACCAGACGGCTCAGGAAATGTTGCATTGATCGGGTCTCCAAGAATCACCGGCATGCAAGATCCTGTGGCAGCTCAAGATGCTGCCACCAAAGAGTATACAGATAACAGGGTGGAATCAAGACCTGTGATTTTTACTATTGATTTATCCGATGGCAAATCTAATACATATATTATTACAAACATATTGAATAATCTTGCTCCTGTGAGCGAGTATAGAGCATTCACATATGCTAGAATTTTATGTAATTTGATAAGCAATAACGCTCAATCTTTAAGTATAAATTCATTGCCACCGTCAATTTCCACAGCAGCATTTTTAACCAATCTTGGTGGAGCCAGCAGCCAAGCAATCACAAACATTAGTTTCCCCACAGCAACTATAGCTGCGGCAAGTGTCTCGGTAACAAGAATTATCAAAGTATTTCGAATAATCGGAGGAGTGTGGACATGGCAGTCGGATCTACCACTACCTCCATAATGAATCAGGAGCGGCATAAATGGCCTATGTAATAAACAAGTTCAACAAGGAACAATTAGTGGTGTTGCAAGATGGCACCATTGATACTACTACTAGTCTAGGATTGGTTGGTAGAAACTATGTAGGCTATGGCGAAATACAGAATGAAAATTTTGTGTTCCTCTTAGAAAATTTTGCTAATACAGCTCCTCCATCAAGACCGTTGACTGGACAGATATGGTTTAATACCACAAACGACATAGCTCATGCCTATGATGGCACACAATGGAATCCTATAGGATCTGCTATTGTGAGTGCAACAGTCCCATCCAGTGCTAGCCCGGGATCGTTATGGTTCAAGACTCCTATCAATCAATTGTTTACATATACCGGTACATCATGGAGATTGATAGGTCCAGAGGCCGTAGAAGGATTTGGATCTACCAAAGCAAGATCAGGAACACTGGACGACAATACCGGTAATCCTCGTCCAGTGATATTCTTAGAAACCAATGGCGTGATATTTGCTATCTGCACTGCGGCAGCTTTTACTATCAACACAAACAATCAAGTTGAGGGGTTCGGCAACAGTCTATTGGTGGGAATCAATCTTTCTAGCACAGCCAAGATCAATGGCAGTGTAACCGGCAATGCTGCCACAGCTGATCAGTTATCAACACCTAGACTAATCAATGGAGTACCATTTACAGCTGCGTCAAATATCACAATCACAGCAAATACTACCAATACATTGAAAAAAGGTGATTATATTGTAGGATCAGATTTCAATGGTGCGGTGGAAAGAACATGGAACGTAGACGCATCGTCTGCCAATCTTATAGGCAAGATAGTTGCCAGAAATTCACAGGGCGGGTTTTCAGCAGGTATCATTACAGCAGATTTCGTTGGCAACCTTACCGGAAATGTCACAGCAACCAGCGGAACCAGCACATTTAACATAGTTCAGGCCACCCAATTTATTGGTGAACAGTTGTCCGGAAATGCAAACACTGCTACTAGATTAGCTACTGCTAGAACTATTAATGGTGTGAATTTTGATGGTTCTAACAATATCACAGTCACAGCTGATGCTGCAACCTTGACGGGAAGCAGTCTTAATAATTCTGTGACACTGAGTGGACTCACACAGCTAGGAACACTGAGTTCGTTGAATGTCAGTGACACTGGAATATTGTTAGGCAGTGGAAATCAACTGAGGTTGTTTGTTCATTCGAGTGGTCCTACGATAAGATCTACTAGCGGAAAATTAAAATTTGATATGTTAGGAATAGGACCCGAGTTATCGTTTATAGATGCTCCGGAATCATTGTCTTTAGGCGGTCCTAACGAGCCTGCAATTATTTCTGATAATACATCAAATTTAGGTATTCCAGGTCATAAATTTAAGAATGTGTATGCAACATATTTCAAGGGCACTAATGTTGAAGTTAATAGCATAACGTCGGCAGACCCTGGTAATGATATAACAGCTAACGGCAATTTAATTGTAACTGGAAATTTAACAGTTCAAGGAAATGTAACAGCAGTCAATTCTACAGAACTTACAATCGAAGACAAATTAATAACATTGGCCAGCGGAGCAGCTACAGCAGCTGAAGCTAACGGTGCTGGTATATTTATTAATGGGTCTGGCGCTTCGGTTATGTATTCAAGCATTGGTAACAAGTGGGTTTTAAACAAAGTTTTAGATACAGGTAGTAATGATATTTTTACCACCGGGTTATTTAGAGGAACAGCAACAACTGCTCAGTATGCGGATCTAGCAGAAAATTATGTAGCTGACAGAGAATATGAACCTGGCACAGTTTTGGAAATTGGCGGAGAATATGAAGTTACTTTAGCTCACCCAGAAACTAATAAAATTGCTGGTGTTGTTTCTACTAATCCTGCGTATTTAATGAATTCCTTGTGTGCAGGCAACAATGTAGTTGCTGTAGCATTGCAAGGGCGAGTTCCGTGTAAAGTTACAGGAAAAATTAATAAAGGTGATATGTTAGTCAGCGCCGGTAACGGGTTTGCTAAAGCAACTAATCAACCGAAGTTCGGTAATATAATAGGTAAATCTTTAGAAAATTTTGACGGAACTGAAGGAATTATTGAAGTTTTAGTTGGAAGAAACTAATAGTATTTGAATAGATAAATATAAAACATAGCAGAGGTTCTTACTAACATGGCATATGAAGTCAACAAATTTAACGGTGTATTTTTAACGTCTGTAGCCGACGGCACCATCGACACCAATACCGACCTAAGGCTAGTAGGTAAAAATTACGCAGGTTACGGCGAAGTGCAGAATGAAAATTTTGTGCACCTATTGGAAAATTTTGCCAATACAACAGCACCACCAAAAGCCATAACCGGACAAATTTGGTTTGATACAGCAATTAAAAAACTAAAATTTTATGATGGCGCTAAGTTTAAAACAGCCGGTGGTGCTGAAGCCAGCGCATCAGCACCTAGTGGATTATCTATCGGTGATTTTTGGTGGGACACAGCGGCTAAACAGTTGTATACATACACCGGGAATGATTTCACACTCATTGGTCCTATAGCTAGTCCCGATCTAGGCACATCAATTATTAGTCCGGCAGTGGTATATGGAACATTGGCTACTGCAGAAGGTCCTCATACTATACTTAAAGTCATAGCAGACAACAAAACCATAGCTGTGATCAGCAAGACTGCTTTTACTCTCGACACTAGTAAAAACCCCATTGACGATTTCACAGTGATTAAGAAAGGTGTAACATTAGTAAAATCACAGACTGGTGTTTCTACGGATGATTTTACCTTTTGGGGCACCGCAAGCAATGCTACCAAGCTAGGCGGGTTCACCGCTGATCAATATATTAAAACAGGTGAAAGTGCATTTATTTCTGAAGTGAATTTTGGTGATCCTGGATTTCAATTGGGCGATGGCAACGATCTCAGAGTCAGGGTTGAAAACGGTACTGATGTAATTGTAGAAAATCGTTTAGGCAATGATATAACATTTAGGATCACAGTAGACGATGTTATCGATGAGAGAGATATTGCGATTATAAAACGCACAGGCGTAGAACCTGGTATCTCTAATGCATACACATTAGGATCAACTACAAAGCGGTGGAGCAATGTTTTTTCTACAGCATTCACCGGTGCATTAACCGGAGCAGTGACCGGAAACACCACAGGAGTTCATACAGGTAATGTGTTAGCCAATGACAGTACAGTTCTGATAAACGCTACGACGAAAGAAATAGGATTTGCCGGTGCTAATATTATTGGTACTCTTACTGGGTCAGTTACTGGGTCTGCGTCAACAGCGGTAAATGCCAGTAAACTAAACAATTTAGATCCGAGTGCTGTTATACCTGGATTAGCAATTTCGACAATAGCTGTGCGAAACTCCAACGGCGATATATTAGCCAATCAATTTGTAGGTATAGCAGACAACGCTGATAGAACGTTCATCGATAGAACCAACGCAAGAATTGATCCTACGTGGGCGGATGGCACAGCCAGCACTCAATATAGAACTGCAAGAATCACAGCCACAGCTTACAGTATAGCAGCTAGAGATGTCAGCGGTAACATCACCGCAAATATTTTTAATGGCACAGCCACAGCTGCTCGTTATGCAGATTTAGCTGAAAAATATCTTGCTGATAAAGAATACGAAGCAGGAACAGTGATGATAATAGGTGGAGAAAAAGAAGTTACAGCCGGTGATGTTAATACTCGTGCTATAGGAGTCGTTAGTGCAGATCCTGCTTTTATGATGAACAAAGATCTCGAAGGTGGGATATATGTTGCTCTCAAAGGAAGGGTTCCATGTAAGGCATACGGTTCAGTAACAAAAGGAGATAGACTGATAGCTGGCCCAAGCGGCACAGCTATGGCAGCCCACGGTAATTATGCCAATGTGTTTGCAGTTGCTCTAGAATCAACCGGAACACGAACTGGCAATATCATTGAAGTATTGGTGCTGTAATGACTAGCGGAACACAAATATTTGCTTCGCAGTATGTGGCCATACAGGACAAGGCCGAATCTTTGTTAGGCATAGGATCTGCTACTAGGGGATATGGGCAAGCAGTGCAATCTTCGGATGTCTTCATCGGCAACTCGATCACCAAAGCACAGTGGGATCTATTGAGATTTGATATCATCAATATAAGATTACATCAAGACGGTGTGATGCCCAATGTGGTGCAAGTTAATGTCGGCGATGCAATTGGATTTGGACCAAGTTCTCCAAATACCAATTACGATATATTGTTAGAACAGGCTATTACAAATAGATTCAATCTTGCCGACAATCAATCCGTAGTCTCAGCTAAAGCCACACAGACATTCAGTTCTCCGTGGACAACACAAGCCCAGACAGTATTGACCTGTAACTTTGCTGATGCTACCACAGCCAGATATTTTTTCAATAGTGGTGGAAAAATCAGAATTACATCGGCGTTGACAGCTGGTGTATCAACCGCGCAGGTTACAGCTTGGGTAAACTTTTTGAACAGTGTTGGAACACGAAGCTTTGGTGCCGGCACGGATCCTACAGTTAATTACTACACTCTGACAAATTCTTATCAGACATTCTATCAAGATTCTCTCAGCAGCCCTTATTCTGCAAATAATTATAGACTTGAAGCCAAGACCGATGTAGCAAATAACTCCACAGGAACAGCTACGCAAGTTCAGATACGTATTACACTGACAGACACGTATACTGATCCTGGACCAGAACCTAGTCCACCTCCAGGAGATTCTGTATCGGGCACGTTGACAGTAAATGTGGCAGAAGTCAAAGCTTCTGGACTGCTACAGCCATCAGGCAATTTTACAGTTACAGGACCGACATATTCACTTTCAAGCATTGTAGCATCATAATCTCTTAAATATTCTCATGCCAGCTGTTAACAGTACAATAGTCCAAGCAGACTACAATTCGATAAGAAACAAAATCGTTGCTGTGTTAGGCAACGGCAGTGGAAACTCTGGATATGGTCAACAGGTCAGAATAGTCTCTACAGAAGTTCTTGAAGGACAACGAGTCACCATTAACGAATGGGCAAATCTACGATTTGACATCATCAATGCCTACAAGCACATCAACGGATCTAATCCGACTACGGCTGTGGTCGCAGACGGTGATACTATTAGATATACCAGTTCATTTACTCCTGATACCGGAACTCTCGACGTACCGCAAAAGCAATATGATGATTGGGCCGATAATATCACAACTAATAGATTTACGATAGCCACTAGTGAATCAGCTACCACAGCAGCGACCACATCAAGCAGAACCGGAGCATGGATCAGCCAGTGTGAATGCGTCATACAGTTTTATTGGACCAATGCCAATGATGCTAGATACTGGTTCAATAGTGGCGGTAAAATTAGGATCAGTGCGAGTCGAACCGGTGGGGTGCTTGGCACCCAGCAAAACACTAGTTGGACTAGTCTTCTCAGTGCTGCAGGTACACAGAACTTTGGCGGTGCTGTGCCTAGTGCAGGAACTTCTCCTAACGATGGCACCAATTGGTATAAAACCACTAATACTTTTCAAACATTTTATACAGCCACAGCCAGTAGCCCTTACGGATCTAACAACTATCGATTACAAGCTAGATGTGTTGATGTACCTTCGAACAGCGGAGGCACATCGGCTAGCGGTGAAATACGAGTGTTGTTCACAGACGGATACACCGACTCGGGTGCAATAGGTCCTCCGTTTTTAAACCCACCCCCGGGTGATGACATAGATGGTACTCTCACAGTGAGTGTTTCGACATTATTTGCCACGGGTATCATGGCTCCTAGCAGCGCAGTATTCACCGTAACTCAACCCACAGTTTCTATTGGGGCTGTCACTGGCTCGTAATTTATTTCACACCACATAGTTCTCTATAAATAAACTACGCAGTTTATCAAGGAGAACTCATGAACGCACAGTTAAAAGCTGTATTGGATTTTGCCAATTATCAGCAGACTTTTTCAATCCACAAAAAAATTCTCAAAGAACGCACAGCTGCCAAACTGATGTACGGTTTCTCCGGCGGGCTGTTTGCCATTGATAGAAATCTGTTGACATTTGTTGAAATGCTGTGTAGCAAAGGCAGAGTTTCTGGAACGGTGCTGTTAGACGTCAATGAAAATCCCATATTGATAGAAAATCTAGAAGCTTTTCGTGATGAAATCTTCAGCAGATATTTCGAAGTCACTAATGAATACTTTCAAGAATTTGATAAAATCAAGAAATCTAGATCTGTAGAAAAACTTATCACACAATGACCAATGGCATTTTAATTTTCGCACACAATAATCGTGAAGTAGATTATGGATTATTAGCAGTGATCAGCGGCGGTCTTGCAAAAAAACATCTTAATGTTCCAGTTTCATTGGTCACAGATCTCAGCACCAAGGAATGGTTGATTGAATCACATACATGGCAGCAGGTTGAAACAGTATTCGAGCATGTGATAATTGTAGATAAACCTGTCACAGATAATCAACGTGGATTACACGACGGTGTAATCAATAAAAAAATACCATTTTGTAATACCAATAGACACTCTGTATGGGACCTCACACCCTACGATAGAACGCTACTGATAGACAGCGATTTTTTGATATTCAGTGATAATCTAAACAAATATTGGAATGTGGAAGCTGACGTAATGATAGGTGATTCGATCAACGATATCTACAGTGAAGAAAGATTAGGCTACCTTGATAGATATGTCTGTGAAACCAGCTGTAAAATGTATTGGGCAACCACAGTGATGTTCACGAAAAATCCACAATCTAAACTGTTTTTTGATACTGTGAATTTAGTCAAAGAAAATTACAAGCACTATGCTGATGTCTTCCGATTCGATCACAGACAATATCGAAATGACATAGCGTTTAGTGTTGCCAAACACATGCTAGATGGATTTGAGAACATGCACACACCAACACTCCCACCCGTGTTATCAGTCATGGACAAAGACATACTCACTGCTGTCGACAAAGACAAATTAACATTCTTGATTGATCATCGATTAGATGCCACATATTGTGCAGCATCTGTGACTGGAGTTGATATACATGTGATGAATAAACAAAGTATATTGAGACATCGACAACAGTTAATGGAGTTGATATGAACTTTGGATATCTGTTGTTTGTAGCACACTATGATGACATTGATTATCTCAAGTGCGCCTATGCTCTAGCTTTGAGTATAAAAACCACTCAAAAACCAGGGTATGACAGGGTGGCACTGGTAATTGACAACAAAGAATCACTTGCAAAATTATCAAGTCCGTGGGTGTTTGACACAGTGATCGAATGGGACCAAGAGAAATATTGGGATGGCAGATCATGGATGGACCAACTGTCTCCGTTTGATCACACAGTATGCCTTGATGCTGATATGTTATTCCTACGAGATTACAGTCATTGGATTGATTATTTTATTGCCAACAGCGAATTGTATGTGGCCAATCAGGTCTATACCTATAGAGGCGAAACAATCACAGATCGCACATATAGAAAAACCTTTGACAGAAATTGTCTGCCGGATTTATACTCCATGTGGACTTTTTTCTCTAAAGGATCTGTGCTATGCCAAGAATTTTTTGAATTAGGTCGACAGATTATAAAAAATCCCCGCGAATTCGCCAATCAGTTTTTAAGTGAACACAGGCCTAAGGTAATTGGCACAGATGAAGCATTCGCATTGGCTGCTAACATACTAGACATCACTGACGACATTGCCTACGATTTACCATTTCCTCGAGTAGTGCATATGAAACCAATGCTGCAAAAATGGCCATGGCCGGCTGATACTTGGAGCGATCATGTGGGATTTTATCTTAATGCAGACGCTAGACTAAAGATAGGAAATTTTCAACAGAATGATATTGTGCATTACGTAGAGAAAAATTTAATCACAAATGAGTGTATACATATCTTGGAGACTAAAGCATGGAAACTATAGAAGATTTTGATAAATGGCTGAGAGAATACAAGCCACCAATTACACAGTATGTAGCGGTGTTTGATCCAAATACGGGTCAAGTTATCAGCGTGGGGCCAGATCATGCTTTTGCAGATCAAAAACATATAGTGCAGATATCACAAGAAATTGCTGAATCCATAATCACAGCTGAAATACAGATACACAACTGTCAAATAAATGTAGAGTCAGGACAGTTAGACATAGCTGAAAAAAAGACACTAAACAAATTAGATGATGTGTTGCATAGAATTCCTGATATCAAATATTCAGATCAAATTGAATCGGATATACATATAACATATAATTCAAAAAACAAATATTTGAAAATTCAACTGTCTACAGAATACGGCGGAACCAAAAAATACAAAGGCAACGACGGAACAAGAAAATTTATTTGGGATGGTAGCACCGATCTGGATTTTTTAATCACAGATTACAACGATCCCAACTTGATTTTTCAGATGTTTTCTGTTAAACTAAATGAACTAATAGGGCATAATGTAACAATTAAAAATATTGACTATGATAAGTTTAGTGTGTATACAAGACGCCTATTTAAAAATTATGTGATTGAATATAAATGAAAGTAATTGAATTTGATGTAGTTTTTTTAAGTTACGACGAACCTAACGCAGATCTGCATTATGCTGACTTGTGTAATAAAGTACCTTGGGCTAAACGTATTCACGGAGTCAAAGGATCAGACCACGCCCATAAAGCCGCAGCAGAAGCCAGTGAAACAGATTGGTTTATCACTGTTGATGCTGATAATATTGTAGATCCTAGATTTTTTAATATCGACCTTGACATGAGTGATCCCAAGATACAGGTCTATGGTTGGTGCGGCCGCAATGCAATTAATGGTCTTCGATATGGCAACGGTGGATTGAAAATCTGGCGTAAAGATTTTGTTCTTAACATGAAAACGCATGAAAACTCCAACAGTGATCGCGGCCAAGTAGACTTTTGTTGGGAAGATGGGTATAGAAATTTTCCATTGACGTTCAGTGAAAGCGTTATCACAGGATCACCATTCCAAGCATGGAGAGCAGGATTCCGTGAAGGTGTTAAGATGACTTTGCTAGACGGGGTCAAAGTTCCTCCTATGGAAATTAAAGAACGCATATGGTGGCACAATATCCATAGACTGCGCATGTGGTCAACTGTGGGTGCTCACGAAGAAAACGGAATTTATGCAGTATATGGTGCTAGATTAGGAACATGGATGGCTAATTGCACACAGTGGAATTATGTCGATGTTCGAGATTTTGAAATACTCAGAGATATATGGAATCAATACGGTAAACCGTATGAAGATGTAAACGGTGATGGTCTAGTAGATGAGATTAAAAATTTAGGCGAAAAAATAAAAATGAGTTTGGGATTAGATTGGCCGTTTCTTGATGCGCAGCAAAGTAAATTTACTTTAGATTTGTATAATGAAACCATGAATCTCAACGACACTTATTTTAAGATGCCGGTGCCAGCCAATGTATGATATTTTTTATGTTTCAAAAGGCGAAGGAAATACTAAAGATTGGAATGCAATAAAGTCTAGGTATCCCCTTGCTCAAAAATTAACAAACATAAAGTCTTACGAAGAAATTCGATCTAAATCTTTTACAAAAATGTTCTGGGTAATCTGGGACGATATAAATCTTACAGAATTTAATTTATTAGATTATAAAGCCACTAAGTGGGATGACATGTATGTTCACGTTTTTAAAAACGGAGAACACTATGATGGTATTTGTTTGTTTCCTAAATCGTTGACGATTTCTCAGCGTGAATTTCATCATAGATTTTTTACAGCTAAAAAAGAAATTGATATTGTTGCTAGTATTCCAAAACAATATAAAACATACAGTCCTAATACATTCAACGAATACCAACACATAACCGACGACATGTTTTGGCTAGTATGGCCAGAAGTTACTGTAACTGACAAATCAATTTTTGACATATATTTTAGTCATCATAATAGTTATGACCGCAGAGAAAATCATGTATTTAAAAATCTCTGCAATAGTGTTGAATCTTATCTCAGCGGAGTAATCCTTTGCAGCAAATATAAACCTTTATCAAATCGAGAGTTTGATAAACAGTATGCTGTAGATAAAAAAGAGCACAACAAAGTTGTCAGCAAATATCAATACCCAGTTTATAAAATTAATTCTTATGCTGATTATTTAGAGATTATTGACAATGAAAAACAACAAATGTTTTGGTGTCAGTGGCCTAGTATAGAAATTATTGACGATACAATATTTGATTTTTATCTTGATCCTAACAATGGTGCATTAGATTATGATAGGCAAGAAAATCATGTATTTAAAAATTTATGCAATGATAAAGAATCATATCTAAGCGGAGTTGTTTTATTTTCTAAATCTAAAATTATTTCTAAGAAAGAATTTGATAGAAAATATTTAATTGACAAAAAAGAACATACCCGCATAGTTAGTAGGTATAGATATAATCGATACAATATTTCCAGTTACGAAGAATATAAACAAATTATAGAAACAGAAACTCAACCTTTATTCTGGGGTATCTGGCCCGAAATAGCTGTTACAGATAATTCTGTTTTTGATTTATATTTTGATCCCAATGACGGAAAATACGATCAAGATAGAAAAACAAATCATATGTTTAAAAATTTGTGTAACGATAAAGAAACTTATCTTTGTGGATTAGTATTGTTTTCAACAACACAAGTTATTTCACAGAAAGAATTTAATAGAAGATATTTAATAGATAAAAAAGAACATGCAGAAGTTGTAAGCCGTTACAGATATAATAGATATGTGTTATCGTCATATGACGAGTATACCGACATTGTTAAAAAAGAAACCCAACCACTATTTTGGGGAATCTGGCCCGAAATAGATATTATCGACGAATCGATATTTGATTTATATTTTGATCCCAATGACGGAAAATACGAACACGATCGAAAAGAAAATCATACATTTAAACACTTATTCAATGAAAAAGAAATTTTTGTTAACGGTGTAGTGTTATTGTCTAAAGATAAAATAATTGGTCAAAGAGAATTTAAACACAGATTTTTAATTGAGAAAAAAGAACATGATAGATTAGTATCTAAACATTCTTTATATGATGTTGTTTTTATTTCTTATAACGAACCCAATGCCGATGAAAACTGTAACAAGTTATTAGAAATGTGTCCAAGAGCAAAACGTATTCACGGAGTTAAAGGAATTCACCAGGCGCATATACAAGCAGCTAAAATGTGCAATACTGACATGATATGGATCGTTGACGGTGATGCTATTGTCGAAAATGATTTTAATTTTAATTTAGTTATGAGTAGTTACGACATAGACTGTGTTCATGTTTGGAAAAGCCGCAATCCTATTAACAATCTAGAATACGGCAACGGAGGTGTTAAGTTATTACCAAGACAATTAACAATATCTGTTGATGTTAATTCGCCCGATATGACCACTAGCATATCGAAAAAATTTAAAGCTATGAATACTGTGTCTAACACGAATTCATTTAACACAGATGAATTTGCTACATGGAGATCAGCATTTAGAGAATGTTGTAAACTAGCTAGTCGTGTAATCGAAAGACAATACGAGGAAGAAACTACACATCGTTTAGATGTATGGTGCTCAGTTGGTGTTGATAAACTATTTGGCAAATATGCAATTAAAGGTGCTCAGGCAGGTAGAGAATACGGCGAAACTAACAAAAACAATCCAGAGGCCCTTAAGAAAATTAATGACTTTGATTGGTTAAAGGAACAGTTCAGTGGAATACAATCGTAATATAAAAGGCAACGAACTTAAAGAGATTAACGGTAGATATGAATCTCGATATCTTGCTGATGCTGACTACGTGTATAAAGAACTAAACAAAGTTAGTCCGAGCTTTTGTCTTGCTAAATGGTATAATGTTAGTCTACACATTCCTACGGGAAAAACACATAGTTGTTATCATCCTAGGACACATCAAGTTCCTTTAGAAGAAGTTCGAATTGATGTTAGTGCATTACATAATACAAAATATAAAAAAGAACAACGCAAATTAATGTTAGCTGGAGAACGTCCTAAAGAATGTGAATTTTGTTGGCAGATAGAAGATAGTGGTACGCAGTTAAGTGATCGTGCATATCGAAGTAAAGATGTTTACGAACACGGTTTAATAGAAGAAGCACAGTTAGTAGAAAATCCTAATCCACGCTACGTTGAAGTAAATTTTAATCAAGCCTGTAATTTTAAATGTAGTTATTGCAGCCCTCATCTAAGTACAGCATGGCACAACGATATTCAACATAACGGTGCGTTTATTTTAAAAGATCGTTGGCACAATGATATTAATTGGATGAAGAGTCTTAACATAGATAACGGGCCAAACAATCCTTACTTGCTAGCGTTCTGGGAATGGTTGCCACAGATATATCCAACACTACATACATTCCGTATGACTGGCGGTGAGCCATTGATGGATAAGAACACGTTCCGTATGTTTGACTATGTTAAAGAACATCCTAAAGAAGATCTGCATCTAAGTATTACTAGTAACTGTTGTCCGCCGGGTGATCAGTGGGCTAAATTTATGACTAGTCTTAAAGAGATTACAGATGTAGATGCAATTGATCATTTTATGTTGTATTGTAGTTTAGACTCTTGGGGTAATCAAGCAGAATATATTCGCAACGGTATGGATTTTAATCTACTGTATAATAATGTATGTGATTATTTGCAAAATAGTGATAAACACAGTTTAACATTTATTATAACTTTTACCGCATTAAGTTATACAGGATTTTATTCTTACATAGAAAATATTTTAAAACTTAGAAAACAATATAACAAAGGACGTCAATTAGTTTGGTTTGATGTTCCACAGTTATTAGATCCTGATTTTTTAAATCCTAAATTATTACCAGAAATGGTTAGTGAATTAGAACGCACTATAGAATTTATGAAATACAATCCTGAAACACGCTGGAACGAATTTAAAGGATTTAGTGATTTTGAAATTAGTAAGGTTCAGCGTTTAATTGATTGGATTAAATCGGATACAGGTTTTAATCGTGAGCTGGCGATGGAAAATTTTTATTTGTTCTTTAGCCAGCATGATGCACGTAGAGATACAAATTTTTTAAATACTTTTCCAGAGTTAGAAAATTTCTGGAAAGAATGCGAGGTAAAATGCAAGAAAGCAATACACAAGCAATGACGATTTTCATATACGGTGATAGTTTTAGCATGTCTAGTGAAGTGAGATGCACTTCGTGGATTGATCAATTACATGGAAAACATCAACTAATAAATCGATCAATTGCAGGTGCAAGCAATCATTATATATTTTTAAGATTCATGGAAGACTTAGACCGTATAACACCTGACGATTTAGTTGTTTTTTGTTGGTCTGAGAATCAAAGATATTATCAGAAAGATTCTAAGAAGACACAAGAAATTCACCAGTTGTATCATAAACACTTTTATAATCAACGTCTTCTTGAAATGCAGTCTGATATGTATTTGGATAAGATCGAAGCGGTTGTTAAAGAACGAAAGATCCGCATGTTGTTTTTCTGGGCTTTCCCTTCCGGATACGGTGATTCGAGCAATTGGGTATCTACTAAATTTGTATCCGAGGATAGCTTAGTTTATTCGCACACATTTGAAAACGAAGTTAGGCCAGCTCTGATATATTTCTCTAGAATAGAAATACCAAAAAAATATTTAAACACAGAAGAAAAACTGCTTGAGTTTGCCTCTAAAGATATGAGACCTAATCATATGGCTAACCAAAAATTGCACGACGAACTATTTAAAATAGTAGATGATGTTTTTCATCATAGACTAGCAGGTCAAATTAATTTAAAAAACAGGTTACATAATGAGTCATAAATTACAATATATTAAAAACGTAAGAGATAGATTAAACAAAGTCGGTACGGGATTCTGTGCAATGAAGTGGTTGCACCAAACTCTGTATCTACACACCGGTGATAATCACAGTTGCTATCATCCGCGCCCACATCATATTGGTTTAGATGAAATTGCAGCAGATCCTAGTGCATTACACAATACAAAATGGAAAAAAGAACAGCGTAAAACCATGTTAGAAGGCGGTCGCCCTAACGAATGCCAATATTGTTGGAATATTGAAGATCTACCAGGCGAGCATATCAGTGACAGAATGATACATAGTTCCAGTGATTTCAGCGAACCACTGATTGAAAAACTAGCAGAATTACCTTGGGATGCTCCGGTTAATCCTCGTTACTTAGAAGTGAGTTTTGGTAACGGATGTAATTATCGTTGCGGTTATTGCTGCCCACAAGCAAGCACCATGTGGACAGAAGAAATCAAGAAGCATGGCAATTACGATCTAACCTATAATCAGTATGGCATTGAGTTTATGACCAACGGAACATACTACGGTCCTAAAGACGAAAATCCCTACATTGAAGCATTCTGGAAATGGTGGCCAAGTTTAAAAAATGACTTACATACTCTGCGTATTACTGGCGGCGAACCTCTAATGAATCCAGGGGCTATGCAGTTTTTTGATTTGCTAGAAACAGAACCAAGTCCTCATTTAGAAATTACATTAAACAGTAATCTAGGTGTAACCTTTGATCGTGTTGACAGACTTATTCAAAGAGTAACTAGTCTTGTTCGTCAAAAGAAGATCCGTAAATTTAGTTTCTTTACAAGCATTGATAGTTGGGGCGAGCAAGCAGAATATATGCGTACAGGACTTAAATGTGATCACTGGGAACGCAATATGATAGAAGTAATCAAGGCAGGTGCTACTGTAAATTTGATGTGTACCTATAATGTCTTGTGCGTTACTAACTTTCAACAACTATTAGAAAAGGTAATCGAATGGCGCGAGAAGTTTGGATTTGAGTCAGTGTCTTTTGATACACCGTACTTGAAAGAACCACCACATTGGATGATTAACATTCTCACAGATGATTTTATAGCACATCAAGAACGTCAATTACAATTTATTGTAGACAATAAAAAATGGTTCACCGACGTCGAATATGAAAAAATGCTTCGTGTTACAGACTATATGAAAGAGAATCCGGTAAGCAAAGAAAAGATTCATGCTGGCAGAAGAGACTTTTATAGTTTTTTTAAAGAAAATGACAAACGTCTAGGTACAGATTTACTAAAGACATTTCCAGAATACACAGAATTTTATAATCTGTGCAAACAAATTTACGAAAATTATGACAAATAAATCCACTTACTGTGTGAATCCATACATGAATCTAAGTATTCATCCTAAAGGCATAGTTAAAACATGCTGCATGAGTACTCGAGAATTGGTTACTGACTCAGGGAAGACTACCATTAATAATGCTAGTATTTTGGAGTTTTGGAATAGTAAAGATCGTCAACAAATGATTAGCAATCTTAATAACGGGGTTAAAATACCGGAATGCACATTTTGCTGGCAAGAAGAGGAAGCCGGCAAGGAAAGCAAACGAATTAGAGACAATAAAACGTATGCAAGTATTATTACTGATAGTGACATGTTACCAGTAGTTGTAGACCTAAGTATGGGAAATCTATGCAATATAAAATGTAGGATATGTAGCCCAACACACTCTACTCCTTGGATGATTGAAGAAGCTAGTATACATTTTCCAAATAATAAACAAGCATATTTAAAACAACCGAGGTGGCAAACTGTTAAAGATAGTTTTGATTACGAAAATAAATTTCTGTGGGATGATATTACTGCATTATTGCCCAATGTAACTAAATTTGATTTTGCCGGAGGCGAACCTTTTTATATCGAAAAACACTGGAGTATTGTAAACAAATGCGTTGAGGAAGGGTGGAGTAAAAAACAACACATTCATTATAACACTAATGGCACTATCTACCCAGAGAAATATATGTCATTGCTAGAAGAGTTTAGACTTGTGGATATACAAATCAGCAGTGATGGTGTCGGTAAGAAATTTGAATATTGCCGTCATCCAGCTGTTTGGGAAGAAGTAGAAGAAAATATTGATAAGTTTATTTCTGCAAAAAATAATAGCAAAACTGAATGGTTGCTATCTGCTTGTATTTCTGTTTCAGCATTTAATGTATATGATTTTTTTGAAACATTTGAGCATTATGCCAGCAAGGGCATCGGTATATATGTTAATATGGTGCACGATCATCATAGTATCAAAGTGTTGCCTTGTGAATTAAAACAATCAATAATTAATAGACTCAATGCATCTGAATCTAAATATCTGCCACAACAGTGGAACAATGATAGAAATATGGTTATACAATACCTATCTAACACAGAATTTTTTGAATCAGACTGGATTAATTTTTGGGCAGAACTCGAAAAGCGAGATACAATAAGAAAAGAATCTTTCAAAGAGATCTTTCCTGAATATTTCAACGAAATTAAAAAATACTTATAGGATATAATATGTGGAATGATGCAGTAACACAGGTTCATTGGGAACCAACAGACAAATGTAACAGTGGATGTTCTATGTGTCCAAGATATGATTCAAAAGGTTTTGAGATAAGCACATTAGAAAATAAAGAATGGACTTTAGAAAGTTTTAAAAAAGCATGGTCTGTAAAATTTTTATCGCAATTGCAAAAGATACTTGCTTGTGGTAACTTTGGTGATCCTTGCGCCTGTAGAGAATTTGTAGACATATATGAATACTGCAGAGAAATCAATCCAGGCATGGGGCTTGCCTGTAACACTAACGGTAGCCTTAGAAATCCAGCATGGTGGAGTCGGTTAGGGGCTGTGATGCGTGAAGATCAAAATCTAGGTAACTACTGTACGTTTAGTCTAGATGGACTTGAAGACACAAATCATCTTTATCGTCGAAATACCAACTGGAAAAAAATCATGGAAAACGCCAAAGCATTTATTGATGCTGGCGGTGTTGCTCATTGGGATTTTATTGTATTTGAGCACAATGAACATCAAGTTGAGGAAGCTAGAGAACTAGCACGTTCTATGGGCTTTAAGAACTTTAACGTTAAAAGAACTACCCGTTGGGCAAAATACAAAGACGGTGTTGGGTCATATCCTGTTTATTCCAAAGGCATACACTTGTATGATCTTAAACAACCCAATGAAGATAAATTCAAACACAACTTTGAAGATTCGCAATACTTCAAGCAGAGCAAATATCAAAGTATCACGCTGAATGATTTTAAAAATATGGTAGGTATCAAGAATGGGGACATGAGATTTGTAAATGGAAAATGGGAAACTATTGATCTAGATTCACTTAACATAGCGTGCCGCGCAGTCAAAGATGCTAGAATGCATCAACCGCACAATGAAATATTTGTAAGTGCAGGAGGACATGTTGCTCCTTGTTGTTTTTTAGGTTCCGAGCCTATGATAGATACCAAAGTTAAAGACCGAGACGAAAATTATATCAGTATGATTAATGCTCAAGGTGGACTACATAGACTTAATATGCATATCAACGATATCTACGACATACTGCAATTAGATATTTTCCAGAAATGGATTCCCGACACGTGGGATAACGAAAATGGTAATACTTCAATGCGTCCAGCGAAATGCGGACAATGCTGTGGTGTAGAATTTAATGGTCTCGATTTTGGAGAACTTGGAAACAAAAAAGATTCATACATTATCAAGGAAAACAATGAATAATTTATGTGTCTTACCTTTTAATAGCATAAGCATAGATGCAGTCGGGCAATTTAGAGCTTGTTGTAGCAGTGGAACCAATGGATTCAAATTATATGCCAAGGATTTAACTCCTGAAGAATTCATTAATAATAAAAAAATTGTAGAACTAAGACAGGATTTTTTAAATGGACAAAAGCCTAGTAACTGTGATCGATGCTGGAACATGGAGGCTATCGGGAATCCTAGTTTTAGACACGTAGCAAATGAAAATCAATCTTATGGAATAAAAAATAACAAGACGATTGAATTTAAAAGTCACATAGGTTTTGAAAATATACAGTATCTTGATATTACACTAGGAAATAAATGTAATCTCGCCTGTCGAATGTGCAGTCCTTATAGCAGTTCTTTAGTTGCCAAACAATGGAATATCATTAATAAATCACAGGGTCACAAGGAAATCATCGAATTTGATAGATCTACCAAAGACAAAATACTTGACACAATCAACAAATCTGTTAACTTAACAGAAATATACATGTTGGGAGGAGAACCACTGGTATCTGAATTTCACGATGAGATTGTTGAACTGCTCATTGCGAACGGTAGATCAAAAAATTTAATCTTGCATTACAATACAAACCTACAAATTGATGCTGAACGTAAATTAGAAGTATGGGAAAAATTTAGAAATATAGATTTAAGCATCAGTATAGACGGCCATGGTGATACTTATGAGTATATAAGGTGGCCTGGAAATTGGGCTAAATTACATAAAAATATAAACCTTGTAATTGATTATTCTAAACAGAATAAGAATATACTACCTGGAATAGCCACCACTGTGCAAAATTTAAATGTTGATAACTTAGACCAACTTTCC